GCTCTTTATTTAAGCACAGCATCAAACAATACAGCAGTAGGTTTCTGTGCTTTAAGAAATAATACAGCCTCTAATAATACAGCTATCGGCCTTAATGCAGGTATATGCATTACTTCAGGAGCTTGTAACGTAATCCTAGGTTCAGCCACAGCTACAGGATTTGCTGCAGAGAATAAAAACATCTTTATCTCCGACGGAGCAGGTAATATAAGAATGTTTGTTACTGGTTCAACAGGATTTGTAGGAGTAAATACAACCGCCCCTCTTCACCAGCTTGATGTTTGTGGAACAACTAGAGTTACTGGAAATTTAACTATAGCAGGAAAATCGGCTTTAAACGGACAAGTATCCCAAACAGTAAATTCCCTTAATATAGTAGGAACTACTGCCTCTTTAGATTTAAGTACAGGCAACTTCTTTACATTAACTTTAGTACCTGGATCTACAAATATTGATACTACAAACATTATAGCAGGTCAAACCTCAACAGTATTAATTACAACAGTTGCTGGTGCAACAGTTACTTTCCCGGCATCTGTTAAACAGCCTTCAGGATCGGCTTATGTACCCACCACTACTGCAGGTGCAAAAGATGTACTAACACTTATATCTTATGATTCAAGCGATGTTTATATTGCTAATGTTAAAAACTTAATCTAATGTTTGTACCATTTAGTTTCTTTTATGTTCCACCCTCAATTCCAGCACCTGTACCTTTAGTAACCACAGGTCTTATACTAAATTATAATATTAATAATACAGCAAGTTATCCCGGGACAGGAGCTACAGTGACTGATTTAACAGGAAGCAGCAACGCTACCCTAGTAAACTCACCAACATACACATCCGGAGGAGGAGGTTACTTAACGTTTAACGGAACAAATCAGTACTTAAGAACTAACACATCATTAGGTTCAAAATTAAATCCACCAAACACCTCAACCACAATATCTATATTTGTATGGGTTTATCCGATGGATAATGGAGTTATTGTCTCCGAATTAGGTCAAACTACTCCAAACTCAGGATGGCATGATTCACAGATTGAAATGGTTGCTGGAACACTTAAATTCTCAGTTTGGCAAAATCAACCAGGTTTTTCTTCAACAATATCAACTCCGTTAAATAACTGGTATTACGTAGGGTTTACTTATAACGGAACTAATTTAGTAGGATATGTTAACGGAGCCTCGGCAGTAACTTCAGGTACAATAGCAAGATCAACGCCTGGTGCTAATTTATTCTATGCCGTTGCTTCACTCGACGCTACAAACTTAGGAGACGGAACTTATGCTAATATGAGATTTGGAGGAATGCAAGTCTACAACACAGCGTTAATCGGCGCAGATGTACAACAGAATTTTGATTCTGAAAAATCAAGATTTGGATTATAAAAAATAAATAAAGTTGGTTTTTAATAAAATGGTGCTTATATTAATATCAAATGCGTAGAGTTTTAATTGGAACCCCTTCTTACGATGGAAGAATTGATGTTTGGTTTGCTAACAGCTTAGTTCAAACAGTTAAAATGGCTGAGGAAAAAGGTATTTTTGTACATGCCATCTATACAAGTTATGATTCCTTAGTTCAAAGAGCAAGGAATAGCTTGATTAAATTAGCTATTGATGGGAAATATGATGATTTATTCTTTATAGATTCAGATACTGAATGGGAACCAGAATGGTTTTTTAATTTACTAGAAAGACCCGAACCGATTGTTGGCGGTGCTTTGATTAAAAAGACTGAGAAAGAAGGATACACAGTAAAACTTTTAGACAAGAAACTTAAACACTCTGAGGATAAAAAATTACTGGAAGTAGACGGAGTAGGAACAGGGTTTATGAAAGTTTCTAAGTTTGCTTTTGATAAACTCTGGGAGATAAGCGATGAATATACTTCCGAAGGAGAAAAGCACCGAATGGTATTCGATATTAAAGTTGAGAACGGAGATCTAATCTCAGAAGATTACGTGTTATGTAATAAATGGAAAGCATTAGGATATAAAGTATGGTTAGATCCTACAATTACCTGCAATCACATTGGCATTAAAAAATTTAAAGGAGACTTTAAAAAGTTTATAGCAAAGAATGGATACGTTTGATAAACCGAAAGGTGGGACGGAATTAATGTTTGATGAATTAATGAGAAGACTTCCTATGAATTACCAGGAAGAATTTTCAATATTTAATTACTTACCCTACGCAGATTTTAATAAACCGACCATCTACTGGAATCAACTATCTTATGATCAAGATGCAGTTCAGTTTCTTAAAGAACCGGATTGGATCAATAAAATCGATCAATTTGTATTCGTTAGTCACTGGCAGGCAGAGAAGTTTAGACAGCTCTATAATATACCCGGATACAAAACTCACGTTTTTAAAAATGCATCTTTAGGAGTAAAACCAAGAGAGCATGGAGAGCGGAAAAAAATAAAATTATGCTACACCTCAACTCCCTGGCGTGGATTAGAAGTACTACTAAAAGCATGGGAAATACTAAAGCCGGAAAATGCAGAACTCCACGTATTCTCAAGCTGTAAAATCTACGGTAAGGAATTCGGTGAATCAGATTCTCAGTACGAGCATCTTTACAGTAAATGTAAAACCCTTCCAGGAGTAGTCTATAGAGGTTCAATCGCTAACGAAAAACTAAGAGACGAATTACCCCAGTTTGATATTCTAGCATACCCCAGTACCTTCGAGGAAACCTCGTGTATCGCAGTGGTAGAAGCACTTTCAGCCGGTCTTAGAGTAATCACATCAGCCCTTGGTGCTCTACCTGAGACAACCGAAGGATGGGCGAGAATGTATTCCTATTTACCCAACTTGGATTTACATGCAGAAGCGTTTGCAAAAATACTAGATCAAGAAATCGAACTAATTAGAGAAAATAAACTACAGGAGCATTTAACTGATCAGATTAACATCTACGGTAAAAAATGGAGCTGGGATTACAGAATAACTGAATGGATAAAATATTTAGATGGACTATATCAAACTACTAAACTACATCAATCCTAGAAGGATTGTTGACATTGGAGCTCACGTCGGAGACTTTACTTCTGATATAATTAGAAAAGCACCCGAATGTGAGATTATAATGGTGGAAGCAAATAAGAATTGTGAACCCTACCTTCAAAAACTAAACAGGGGGTATGAAATACTAGCCCTCTCTAATAGAACCGGTACGGCAGAACTTTTTGTAGAAAAAGCAAATGCTCTAGGAACCGGTGCTTCATTATATAGAGAAAATACAGAATGGTATGCTGACGGAAAATTTGAAAAAGTTGAAGTTGAGCTTGATACTCTAGATAATCGTTCGTATTTTTCTGACGAAGTGATTGATTTAGTAAAACTTGATGTTCAAGGATCTGAATTAGATATTTTACAGGGAGGAAGAAAAACAATCATGCGAAGCCACTACGTACTCATGGAAGTATCCTTAACTCAGTATAACGAAAAAGCCCCGCTAATCGATAGCATAGTACCGGTAATGAAGGAGTATGGATTCTGTATTGAGGATATTTTACACTATGCAAAATTACCAAACAATCAAATCTTCCAGATGGATCTTTTGTTCAAAAACATATATATTTATTAGTATAAATCAGTTATTTTAAGTTAAAGTTTATGATAAAAAAAGTTTTTTATAACAGTTCCATGCCAAGAGCTGGTTCTACTCTAATCCAAAACATTCTAGGACAAAATCCAGATCTCTACACAACTCCTACGTCGGGTTTATTTGAGATGCTTGCAGCTTCAAGAACCATCTTTACTGATAGTCTAGAGTTTAAAGCCCAGGATGAATCTCAAATGATGACCGGTTTTAAATCTTACCTAAAAGGAGGACTTTATGGGTTTTATGAAAACCTAACTGACAAGCCTTACGTTATCGATAAATGCCGAGGATGGAACTCGGAATGGGAATTCGTAAATGCTTTCGATCCTAACCCTAAAATGATCTGTATGATTAGGGATATCAGATCAGTCTACGCTTCCTTAGAGAAGAAATTTAGAAAGAATCCATTACAGGATCACCATCTTGCTAACTGGGGTAATTTGACAGGCACTACTACCGATAAAAGAGTTAGTGTATGGTCAGTAAATCCACCCATCGGTCCTTCGATGGATAGGGTTTATCAAGTATTAGTACAAGGTCTTCATAAAAATATTTTATTTGTTAAATTCGAAGAATTGTGTGCTGACCCTGATGAACAATTAAAACGCATCTATGAGTATTTAGAAATACCCTTCTACCAGCACGATTTCAATAACATCAAACAAGTTACTCACGAGGATGATAAATGGTACGGTATTTTTGGAGACCATATTATCCGTCAGGAATTAAAACCATTCAAAGAAGACTTCAGAGAGGTATTAGGTCCTAACGCCTGTAAGCTAATCGAGGAAAGTTACTCCTGGTTCTTTAACGATTTTGATTATAAGATCTAATGAAAGTAGGATTTAAAGTACAGAGCGAGAGTGAATTTAAATCAATTGTAGTTCCTGACATTACAATGTCACCCACCTTAGTTTCAATAGCACAGCAAAAAGATAATAACATGGATAATAAGTTTTTAGTTTGGCACATCGAAGGCGGATTAGGTAAGAATGTAGCAGCAACTGCTCTCCTACCTGCTCTTGCTAAGCAATACAAGACCAGAAAAATAGTTGTAGTTGCTTCCTATCCGGAAGTATTTTTAAACCACCCTGAAGTTCATAGGGTTTATAGAGTGGGTATGACCGCCTATTTTTACGAAGATTTTATTTTAGGTAAAGATACTCTAGTATTTAGACACGAACCTTACTTTCAAACCGGTCATATTTTAAAGCAAAAGCATCTAGTACAGAACTGGGCTGAATTATTAGGGGTTGATTATAAGAAACAACTACCTAACCTGCATTTTAATATGGTGCAGAAACAGTTATCTGGGTTGTGGCAAAGACAAAAGCCTGTCCTACTAATACAGACTAATGGAGGAATGTATCAAGGACAACCCTTGAATTATACTTGGACAAGAGACATGCCTGTCGACCTTGCTTTGTACATTGTTAATAAATTTAAAAATGACTATCACATCATTCAGTTAACAAGAGAGGGTAGCTACCAACTTGAAGGAGTGGAGGTAGTAAGCCAGCAAATGACTAACATGGAATTATTTAGCTTAGTGGCAGCTTCAGAGAAACGATTCTTAATTGATTCCTGTTTACAGCATGCAGCTGCTGCTTTAGAGCTACCTTCAACAGTATTCTGGATTGGAACTTCACCTGAGAATTTCGGGTATGATATGCATACAAATATCAAAGCAATGCCTCCTAAAGGAAATACTAAGTTAATTGATGCTTATTTATTTGATTATTCTTTTGATGGTCCGCTACATGAGTGTCCTTATGCAGACGTCAACGAAATGTTTGATGCTAACGAATTAGATAAAGTAATAAAATGATTATAGTATTATTTGGACAACCGCACTCTGGTAAAACAACTATCGCCGAAGAGTTGATTAAGGATTTACCTAACACCGAATTAATTGACGGAGATAGATTCCGGGCAGTATTTAAGAATACTGATTATTCAAAAGAAGGTAGAATTAAGAACTTATCTAAGGCCTGCGATATTGGCTATTATTTAACCTCAACGGGGATAAAAACTAACGTGATTTACTCGATGGTATTTCCATACTTAGAGGTTAGGGATTATTTAAGATCCTTGATGCCAGAAGCTAAATTCTTTTGTTTAAGTTATGATAATCCAAGAGGAAGAGAAAACTTTCACGTTGCTGACTTTGAGCTTGCAGGAGACGAAGATTATACTTATATTAATACTGACACTTTATCAATTGAAGATACAGTTAAATTAGTAAGAGAGCAATTATAACTTGGAAAAGAAGAATACAATATTCTGCGATATCGACGGTACTATTTTTAAATACCGTAAATTTGAGACATATAAAACCTCGGAAGCAGAACCTATACTATCAACTATTGATTATCTTCAGAAACAGCATGAGGAAGGACATATGGTTATCCTAACGACTGCAAGACCGGATAATCTCCTCATACATACCTTACAGGAATTACAATCTAATTCAGTACCCTATGATAGAGTAATAATGGGACTTGAAAGAGGGCCTAGGTATTTAATTAACGATATGGACCCTGAAAAAGAGGGTGAGAGAGCAATAGCAGTAAATTTAATAAGAGATAAAGGATTTAACTAATATGACAAACTGGACTAAAAAACTACACGTAGGATCATCATTACCAGCAAAACCAGGCCAACATGCAATGTTTGTTGGAAGATGGCAGCCCTTACACCCCGGCCATCAAGCTCTATTTCAGAAAGCAATGGACGAAGAAAAGAACGTTCTAATATGCATCAGGGATATTCAACCTGACGAAAAGAATCCTTTTTCAGCCCAGCAGGTTCTAGAAAATATTACAACTTTTTATAAAGACGAACCTCGGGTTACAGTAATGGTTATTCCTGATATCTGCTCTATTGAATTCGGTAGAGGGGTTGGTTACGATATTATTGAGCATATCCCTCCGACAGAAATCGCTGATATCTCAGCAACCAAGATCCGTGAACAGATGAGACAGGAGGGAAAATTATGAGTCCGGATAAAATAAGACACATATTAAAGTCAATCACCTGGAGGCTTATCGGAACTATCGATACAATCTTGTTAGGGTGGCTTATTACAGGTAATCTTGAAACTGGGTTGAAAATCGGAGGAGTTGAGGTTATTACAAAAATGTTACTTTACTATTTCCACGAGCGTATTTGGTTTAAATATATTAAACTTGGTAGGAAGACCATGTAATTTTTTTGCATTAAACACCATATTTATAATAAAATAAAAACATGTCACATAAATTAACTTCAAGCAAATCGGTAGTTTACAACGCGCAGACTCTAGAATCATCCTACTTGGTGATCACTTGTCCACAAACTACTTTCGTAGACAACAGCAACAACGGCCCTTTTGGTGGTGGTTCAAACGAACACACCGTAAACATTAACGGTGTTGTATGGGCTAACTACAGCGGTTCTAACCAACAAAGAGTTGACGGTATGAACTACAATCTTACTGATGTAGAATGGGATACCTTCTTCAGCGGTTCAACCTTAACCAGCACAGGGTCTTATAGTGAGATTCAACAAGCCTCTTTATTGTACATTAAAGCAAATGTACCTGTAATGTTTGGCATATCTTCATCTAACTGGACCTACTCAAACTAATTAAAATTAAAAAGTTATGAATAACCAAAAACAGAGAAGCATCGGATGGCTAGTTGAACAAATCGCTCAGAAACAAGTACACGTTGGTGGAATCAGAATTTCTTTTGAAGTACCGACTGAATTAGTTGAACAAGCTGAAGCAATGTATGCTGAAGAGCTGAAAGAAGCTGCTGGAGTTATTAGTAAATAAAAAACGTTATAACAAATATATTATGGAGCCAATTAAATTAACAGAAGAAGAACTTACTAAGTTCGCTGAAATTCAAGCCAAGAACAACGCAGTTGTAAACCAGCTTGGTAACCTTGAACTTACAAAGTTACAAGTAGAAAATCGCCGGGTAGAAATCCTTAATTTCTTAAATGAATTAAGAGAGGAAGAAACTACATTTGGTAAAGAATTATCGGAGAAGTACGGAGACGGAAACATCGATTTGCAAAACGGTGAATTTATCCCCGCACCAGCACTTGAGTCTGCAGAATAAGCAGAAGCTTACAGTACTTTAATAAGAAGGTCTCCAAAAGAGGCCTTTCTTGTTTTCGGAAATATTTATAAACAAATTATGGCCGCAGGAAAATACTCATTTGTGATAGAACAAGGTTCAACCTTCGAATTAGAACTACAATATAAAGATTCTGCAGGGACTGCTGTTAGTCTGGTAGGTTATTCTGGAAGGATGCAAATTAGGCCTTCCGTTACATCGGCTACGGTGTATTTATCCTTAAGCAGTTCTTTACAAGCAGACGGGACCGGGATTAACTTCTCAGGTTCAAACGGGTCTACCCCGCCCACTTCTGGTTCAATTGGAATTTTAATTTCAGCAGTCTCTTCATCGGCTCTATCTTTTGACCAGGCAGTTTATGACTTAGAGATTGTTTCCGGATCAACAGTAACCAGATTGATTGAAGGACAGGTAAAATTAAGCAAAGAGGTAACTCGGTAAACAATGAGTAATCAAGTATACATTTCCCAGGATGCCAATGAGGTAAACCTCGTTAATACTGACAAGCAAATAGTTATTACCGAAATCGGTAACGGAACTTCGGTAAACGTTACCCAGCCCATAACTTCGGTCATCACCGTAGCAAGCATCGGTCCTCAAGGACAACCAGGAGCCTTACAGTCAAGCAACTCCGGTTCATTCACAATAACCGGTTCAATAACCATAAGTAACATCCTAACATTAACCCCACAAACACCATTACCCTCAGGTGTAGCAACAGGTTCATTTGCTGTATCTTCCTCAGCACCTCCAAAGCCTTACTTCTATGATGGTACTTCTTGGAATGCTTTATTTTAATATTTAATATTTATAACAAATGGCACTAACTCTCTCACAAACAGGTATAGCACAAACCCAGACAATTAATGCCTGGCACGTAACTCAGTCCGTGGATGCTTTTACAGGTACAAACGCGTACGATATTACCATCTCTGGTTCATTAACAGTTATTGGACCTTTGACTGCAACAGCATCAGCTGCAAATACAGCTTTCATTGCTTCAAATCCTTCAACAAATACTGACTTCACTCTAGTATTTAAAAACAGCACTGGTGCTTTAGGTGATTTCTATCAATTAGCAGCAGACGGAACAAACGGTCCATATTATAACCCATCAACTAACATTTTAGGCGGGTTAGGGGGATTAACAGTTTCCGGATCTATAGGAAGATTTACTTCAATTACCGGTTCATTATCAGGTAGTGTAATAGGAAACGTTACAGGTACAGCATCATTTGCAACTTCTTCATCTTATGCAACTATCGCAGATACTGCCACCGCTGCCGGTCTAGTATCAAGCTACTACGTTCCGAGCGGATCAGCAGTATCTGTTGCTGGATTGTTAAAAATATTCGCAGGTGCAGGTAAGACTAGCACAGGTGCTCCATTCACTAGCGTAGTTATTGTAACTCCTCTTGATTTAACAGGTAAAACTTTAAATCAAAGTTTATTTCTAGGTATAGCACCCTCACAGTCAGGCGCTACAGTAAGTGCAACCATAAGCAATCCTTCAAGTATTACTTTTGTAAGCAACGTAGCAAGTACCGATTTTACCTTTGTAGCTACTTACATTTAAGTCTATACTATTTATTAGTATATGGCTAACGCTCAAATCTGGCCCGGTTCCTCATCCTTCTTTCCCGGAGATACTCCATTCGGTTTTTACGACTATGATTATCAGTTTCAAACAGATGCTGATAAAGTATCGAATTTCTGTGCAAGGAGATTAGGATACCCGCTAGTAGATGTCGAATTACAGGATATTAACTTCTATACGGCTTTTGAAGAAGCAGTAACAACTTATGGAAATGAAATTTATGCATTTAAAGTAAGGCAGGACTTTCTTTCAATGGAAGGAGCCTCTACTGGATCTAATTTAAATAACTCAGTAATTCAACCAAATTTCGGAGCTATTGTTAGAATGTCAAATCAGTACGGAGAAGAAGCTGGAGTAGGCGGAACAGTAACTTGGTATACAGGTTCTTTTACAACTATTGCCGGTCAGCAGGATTATAATATGAATGTATGGGCTAGTGCTTCTGCCTCTTTAACTCCTGGAGATACAATTGAAATTAAAAGAGTATTCTACGAATCACCCCCAGCCATCGTTCGTTACTTTGATCCTTATGCAGGAACAGGGACAGGAATGATGAACCTATTAGATACATTCGGATGGGGTAACTATTCACCGGCAATTAACTTTTTATTAATGCCAATGAATTATGATCTCCAGAAGATTCAAGCTATTGAGCTTAATGATCAAATTAGAAAGTCAAACTACTCTTTTGAATTAGTAAACAACAGACTAAGATTATTCCCAATACCAAACGTAGATGAAGGAAAAATGTTCTTTGAGTATATTAAGAACTCAGAAAGAAACAATCCGGTAATGGCTAATTCATCAGCATTGGTTTCTAACGTTTCTAATGTTCCCTATGCAAACCCTAACTATACACAAATTAATTCTATAGGAAGGCAGTGGATCTTTGAATATACACTATCTTTAGCAAAAGAAATGCTTGGATACGTTAGAGGAAAATACGGAACCTTACCCATACCTGGGGCAGAGGTTACTCTAAACTCAGCTGATTTGATTACTGCAGCTACTGCAGAAAAGAATTTACTGTTAGATAAACTAAGAAACTACCTAGAAGAAACTTCAAGAGAGAAGTTACTTGAAAGAAGGTCTTTAGAGGCTGATTATAAACAGAAGGAACTTAATATGGTTCCACAACCAATATTTATAGCATAACATGGTACAGTTAACAGACTTATTAAACGAAGTAACTTATTCAATGTACCAAACTTTGGTGTATGTTGAATTTTCAGATACTACCAACATTACTGATATTGCACAAATCATCAGAAGCATGAAATATGTTACGGTTGTAAACAATAAAACAGATAAAGAAGATCTTAACCCAAGAGGACTACTGCAATTAAAAGTAGTAACGACCAAACCAGGTCAGGAAACCTTTGAAATAATTAAAAAAGAATCTCTAGCACAAATTCCAGAACTAAAGAAATTTAAGTATAGCGTTAAACAATTACAAAAAGTTGAGGAGATTTAATTTTGGCATTATTTGGAAGGTCTAGAGATATTCTGCTAATTAATAGCATTAACCGAGAGTTATTACCTAACATTATAACTCAACAGGTTGGTTACTATAAAATTACTCTGGGAGCTTCTACAACTAATATGTATGGAGAAGCACTCGACAAATTTGTTAATGAACCTGTTCTACTTAACGTTTTAATTCAACGTGGAGATCAAACATGGACTTCAGATGCTTTCGGACCCGATACTTCAAGAGCTTTAACTTTTGCTTTTTTTAGAGATGATTTAATAGAAGCAGAAATTACCCCAGAGGTAGGAGATGTAGTATTTTACTACGAAAACTACTATGAAGTTGATTCAGTAGTTGACAACCAATACTTCGTAGGAAAGGTACCGGAATACTCGTACTCTGAAGGGTTAGAGAATTACGGCTCATCAATTAGTATAATTGTGCAGACTCACTTAATTGCTGCAGATAAACTTGGAATAACTAAGGAGAGAATGTAATGGCAGACAAAATTAGAAAACCGGTACCAAAAAATCAAAGAGAAATTTCTATCTCTCAACAGGATCCATTGTTGGATAATCCAAACAATGCTATCACCCCACTACCTGTTTTTGCTAATCAGAATAATCCCGCTACAGCTAAAGTTTACAGGGCAAACGAGATCTCAGTTAAAGGAGAAACCGTTAAAGATTACACAGTCGGTATTGGTGATATAGACGAAGCTATTGCTTTCTATTTTGATACTGTAATAAAACCTCAAGTATACCAGAATGGAACTACTATTGCTGTTCCGATCATCTACGGAAACCCTGAAAGATGGAAAGCAGTGCAAAAAGATGGATATTATAGAGATAAGAACGATAAAATTATGGCACCCATTATTATGTTTAGAAGAACATCGATGGATAAGTCATACGCAGTCGGAAATAAGCTAGATGCAAACAATCCTCAGAATTATGCAATTGCAGGTAAAGCTTACCAAAAAGGAGATGCTTATTCTAATTTTAACCTGTTAAATAATAGAAAACCCGTAACCGTTTACCAGGCAGTAGTTATCCCAGATTACGTTACTTTAAACTACGAATGCATTATTTGGACTTACTATATTGAACAAATGAACCAAATAGTCGAAGGAATTAATTATGCTTCAGATTCATACTGGGGAGACCCTAGCAGATTCAAATTCCGTGCCCGGATTGACACTTTTACCAACAACGAAACGTTAAGTCAAGGAGAAGAGAGACTAATTAAAACAAACTTTAATATAAAAATGTATGGGTATATCATACCTAACGCAGTTAATAAAGAGTTAGTAGCAACTAAGAAGTTTTTTTCAAAGGGCAGGGTGAACTTCACTACCGAAGTGGTAAGTGATATCAACGACATCCAGTAACTTTTTGAAGGTCTAATTACTATTTATATTAGAACTATCTAACAAACTAAAATATAATGGCAGAAACTTTATTATCCCCTGGTGTTTTAGCAAGAGAAAACGATCAGTCGTTCTTGACTGCCCAGCCCGTACAGGCCGGAGCAGCTATCTTAGGACCTACAGTTAAAGGCCCTATAGTACCGACTGTTGTTACTACTTACTCACAATACCAAAACATCTATGGAACCCTGGTTCAATCAGGTTCAGATTTTTACACCTATTTTACCTCAATAGCAGCATATAACTACTTCCAAAACGGGGGTGATTCTTTGTTGGTAGGCAGAGTTACGAATGGTACCTACACAGGAGCAACTTCATCTATGATGACCACAGGGTCAGGTGGACCTACTTCAGGTGTAGCTCCTTTTGTATTAGAAACATTATCTAAAGGAACCATCATGAACAGCACTTCTACTGAAGGCACTAACAATACGTTAGCTTCAGGATCTGCTGATAACGTTAGGTGGGAAATTGTTGCTCCTAACTCAGCATCAGGAACTTTCGGATTACTAATCAGAAAAGGTGATGATACTGGGAACTCTAAAGTTGTTTTAGAAACATGGACTAACTTATCGTTAGATCCTAAAGCTTCTAATTACGTTTCAAGAGTACTTGGAGATCAAGCTCAAAACATCGCAACAGACGGTTCAACCTATTATATTCAAACTTCTGGATCCTACGCTAATGCTTCTGCTTATGTAAGAGTTAAAGCTGTTAACTTCCAGACTCCAAACTACTTCGACAACAACGGAACTGCTAAGGCTCAATTTACCGGATCTATTCCAACTGCTTGTTCAGGTGCTTTTGGTGCAGCTATAGGAACCCCTTTTAACAATGCAAGACAAGCTTTCTTTTACGAAAATGCTGGTTTGACTTCAAATGCAGATTCTCAAGGTGTTACAGGAAGTGATTACACTACCATGTTAAACTTACTTGCTAATCCTGACGAATATAGCTACAACGTAGTTTCAATGCCAGGTTTAAACAGAATAAGTGCTGCAACTCAAATTTCTACAATAGTATCAAATGCACAGAACAGGGGAGATAATATCGCAGTAGTTGATATGGTTCCTTACGGAACTGCTTTAAACACAGTAACCGGCCAAGCATTAGGAATGGATACATCTTACGGTGCAACTTATTGGCCTTGGGTACAAGCAGCAGATCCTACTACAGGTAATGCAGTATGGGTACCGGCTTCTACTTTAATCCCTGCAGTTTATGCATTCAATGATAACTCAACTGAAGCTTGGTTTGCACCTGCTGGATTTAACAGAGGTGGATTATCTACAGTAGTAAGAGCAGAAAGAAAATTAACTCAAGGAGACAGAGATACTTTATACCAAGGTAATGTTAACCCAATTGCTACTTTCCCTAACCAAGGTGTTGTAGTATTCGGACAAAAAACATTACAGAAAAAAGCTTCTGCTTTGGATCGGGTAAACGTTAGAAGATTGTTGATCACAGTTAAAGATTATATTTCTCAAATTGCTGACAACTTGGTATTCGAACAGAACACTATCGCAACCAGAAACAGCTTCTTAGCTCAAGTTAATCCTTATTTGACTTCGGTACAGCAGAGACAAGGTCTTTACGCTTTCAAAGTAATCATGGACGACTCTAATAACACTGCTGACGTAATCGACAGAAACCAATTAGTAGGTCAGATTTACTTACAGCCTACCAAGACTGCTGAATTCATCTACTTAGACTTTAATTTAACGCCAACAGGAGCTACATTCCCAGGTTAATAACTATTTATAACTGATAAACATAAAACAACATGGCAGTATTAAATCCAAATGAAATCTTCTTCACCGCCTTTGAACCCAAAGTAGCGAATAGATTTATAATGTATGTGGATGGTATTCCTTCATACTTCATCAAAGGTGTAACCGGAATTGAAGTAACTGCTGAGGAAATCAAATTAAACCACATTAACGTATACAGAAAAGTAAAAGGTAGAAATGCATGGTCAGATATTTCAATGACTTTGTACGATCCAATTACTCCTTCTGGTGCTCAAGCAACAATGGAGTGGGTACGTCTTCACCACGAATCAGTAACAGGTAGAGATGGTTACAGTGACTTCTACAAGAAGGATTTAAC